ATGATTGTTTCAAGAGTTCCGCCTGTTATAAAATCTGCAACTAATGGGCTTGAAAAATATCTTGCCATCGGCTCGCTTGCCCCAGATGCATCGCAGGCACTTAAAAAAGCAGTTGCAACTGTCCCGACAGAAACATCCCTATCCTGCTGAACACTTAAATTTGATGTAATTGATGCATAAGTCAAGCGTATATTTCCTGATGAATGCTTTGCTGTTGATAATACATATTCTTTTGTCCCATCTGAATCAAAATCCTCATATTGAATTTCAGGTATTTTCGGAAGACATGAAGAGCCTGAAATTGTAAGCCTGTTTGCTGTGTTTGCAGAAGTGGAATTGAATCCGACAAGGGATGCGATTGCAGTCGTGAATGCTTTTGTAGCTCCTGAATAAGCAATGCATTCATTCACTTTTCCGCATTTTATTAAAGTTTCTCCGCTTACAGCTATCGTGCTAGACCTGAATGTTGTCTGATTCCTTAATGAAGTTCCATTGTATTCCAAAATATAAATTTCATGGAATGATGATGGCAATGCCCTTGCCTCAAATACTATTTCTGTCAAGTTATCATTTCCGTCAATATCAAATATCTCAAGATTGCTTATCGAATCGAATGCAGTATCGTATGAATCGATGAGATTCAGCTGCTTGTTATGATATAATTTTATCGTATCATCATCAACAATTATTATTTCATTTATGCCATCCCTGTCTAAATCCGAAACATACGGATGCCTTTGCCTTGATGTTATTGCTGCTGCAAATATATCAGGCTCTCCGAATTGATTTGTGAATTGGCTGTTGAATATGGAATTTCCAGTCCCAAATTTTCCGCCCGTAGAGCCAGTCCCATTGTATTCCGTTTTTGGCTGTGCAAAAGAAAAAGAAGTATAAAAAAGAAAAATAAGCATCAAAATAGGTATTTTTTTCATCGAATCATGATATTTTTTTGAATATATTTAAATATTGCGGTCAGCCAAGAAAAGAGGCTAACTTGGCGTCCCGCAATTAAAAATAAAGTTCTTCCAGATTCTTTTTTTCCCATTGCAAGTGGAGTTTTCCTCACGGATAAACATTCTGGAAGATTGAAGCCTTGAGCCTGATTTATTTGCCTGACTTTCTCATCAGTGTTCTGACAATCAATATGACTAATCCAGCCATAACAATTATCCAGACTACTGCGTTATTGCCAGCAAATAAGCTTCCTAAAGGAGCTCCTGACTGATTCAGCTCGTTTCCAGAGCTTACGAGCGTCGGGAATAAGGATGCCACTACCTTGAACAGCACAACAATCCCTATAAACAGCTCTATATAGAATTCAATCTTGTTGGAAATCCCTTTCTTTTGCTTGAACATTTGCATTAGAATATCACCGCCCACTTACATGGAAAAGTGATTTTGAATTCATCATAGCATGGAATTTTGTTATCGCAATATTTAAATACTATTTCAATGAATCTATAAAAATCATGGAAAGGGATTATTCTTACAGGCTTTGCTGCTCTAAAGAAGTCCATGACTTAATTGTTATAAACTGCATAAATGAATTCATAGAGCATCATCCTGAATTCCATGACATGAAAATCTCTCACAATTTTATACTGCGGAAAATAGCGGAATATTATATCAAAGGCGATTAAGATGAATTTCACGCTCCAGACTTTCAATAGCACTATTTACGATAGAAGCCTTATCTGTGCAAAGAAGGAGCATATTCTTGATTTCTGCCAAGATTTAAATTTTTCAAATGCGTATTCAGGTAGCCTTATCATCGCTGTTTCATTGCTTTCTCTTCTGATTATTCTTGGATTTGAGCATTTCAAGATATTTTCGGAAGAGGATTCTTGGAGCTATTCTAAAGCTCTTCTTAAATTTTCCATATATCTTCACATAGGTTATTTCATAATCATTTTCTTTTTTTCAAAATGATAAGGATATCAGCAGGAAATTTAGGCTCCGGAAAGACTTTATCAGAGGTAAGAGAAATCATAAAAAACAGGTACCACAGGAATACTTATACAAACATAGAAATCAAGGGAATAAAAAATGCAAAGCTCCTGAAATCAGACATGATTATAAAAAAGGAGATTGTAAATTACCATAAAAATAAGAAATCAAAGGAATTGGAGCCAGTCTATAAATATTCGCTGAATATAGATTTTTGGAAAAAAATAAATGAGCCTGTAAATGTCGTCCTTGATGAAGCCCATTCTATCCTCAATTCAAGAAGAGGGATGTCAAAGCTCAATATAATATTGACAGAATGGCTTTCAATGCTGCGGAGGATTCTTGGGGAAAATTCATCGGGATACGGAGAGCTGGTATTGATAACGCAGCTTCCTTACAGGCTGGACGGCATAGCACGAGATATGGCAACGCAGGTAAGGCATCATATCTGCCATTATATGAAAATCTGCTCTGAATGCAATCTTGAATGGCTCGAGAATACTGAAATGCCTGAAACGGTGTCTAATTGCATGAAATGCGGCTCTTATAAGCTTACCAAGACCAATCATAGCATTGAAGTGATTAAATTCAAGAATATATCAGATTATGAGCAATGGAAAGTATTGAAAGAAAAAACCTATTATAGCAGATACTTGATAAAAAATGCATCCAAATTCTTCATCAATTATAATTCATACCAATGGGACAATATGTTTTCAGGATTTTAAGCTTTTATATTGATATATTATAATATACAAATGTTTAAATATTTTGATATATCATCCAGCTTTTAGCTTGATTTATTTATTTTGAGAAAATATAAAAAATCAAAACAAGCAGGATAAATCCAATTATGAAATACCCGAGATAATCCGATTCATAAGCAAAGTCAATAAAATTGCTTATCTTCTCTGAAATCTTATCGCCTATGTTCATTTTTCATTAGCCCAAAAAATTTATATTTGAAAGCATCCCGCTCTTTTGCGCAAATAAGAGCAGATGCACTGTCACAATAATGAGGATTATGATACTTATGAGCCTTACCTGCCTCATCCACTTGTCAAATTCCGCTCCTGACATCACTTTTTTAATTGTCGAGCCGACTAGATAAGCCTCCAATGCCTCTGGATTTGTGGCATAAGTTATCTCCTCTTGGCTAAAATTGCCTGCCTTAAATCCCTTTTGGAGCTCTTTCAGGGGCAGCTTCCTTTTTATGGGAAGAGAAAAAGATTCATGGTAATCAAGGCAGTATAATTTTGAGCCATGCACAAAATATTTGTAAGAATCATCAATAACATATGTCTTGTCCTTGTATTTAAATCCGCCTTCCTTTGCATCAGCCACAAACATCATGAAATCTCCATTATTAAGCTCCATATTCACGAGGATTGCCGAAGTGATTTTATATTTTGAAATCCACCTTTGCCTTATGGAATTCCATGAAAATCCCTTTATTGACTTGACATAATTGTATGCCTCATAAATCCTGATTTCCTTTTCATCATTTATTTTTCTTATCTTTTTCCTTCTCTTGAGCATATTCTTCAATCCAAAAATAAAAAACAAAATTGCAATCGCAAATATAATTCCCAAAGTCCAGTAGTTTAATAAAATCTCTTCAATCGTCATTTTTGACCTCCAACTAAATTTTTTGCCTTCTCCCAAAATGTCATGGGAGCATCCCTTTCAATCTTGGCAGATGCAATCTGCACAATCTCTTTCCTTCCAAGCCCATCCAACGAGATATTGTTCCTTTTTTTCTGCCTTGTCAGAGGAAGCAGCGATTTCGGGAGGAATTTGACTGAAATCAAAAAATCGAATTCAGTTATCCCCTGCACTTCAATATAATGAAGCCTTGTCCTTTGGTCAACAGAAGAGGAATTCATGGATTGGGATTCAATGACATCCTTATTGAGCTCCTTGAGCGTCTGACCGAGCTCTGTTTCTGTCGTTATCGGTATTATCTCGGAATCCTCATAGGCATTCAATCTCTTCTTGAATTCATCAGCTTCAAATATTACTTTTGACATTTTTTAATTTATCATAAATTTTTTAATTAATTTTTAATCTATATTTCATGCCTATATTCCATATATCAATTTTTTCCTGCCTAATACATTCCTTAAATGAAACTCCAATAAGCATATTATAAAAAACCCTTACCCACAT